TGAATCACATCTTTCTCGGGTGTGCCTACTTGGCTTTGGCCAGGAAGCATGCTCCGATGGAAGCCACGGGCTTATCGTTCAGTACTTGTACTAGACGTAAGTTCATGGGGGACGACAACATTAATGTTGTTAGTCCCAAGGTAGCTAGCTGGTACACTTTTCGGAATGTGCAGGCTCAGCTCCAGGCATTTAAGATTGCCTATACACCCGCCTCCAAGGAGGAACCGGTGTACGACTTGAAGTCTCTCTTCTCGTTGAATTTTCTTAAGATCACAACTACTATTCGTGATGAGCTTGCCCTTCCAGGGGTGACCTACTTCCCGAACACCTCTCGTGCTGAGGTTGTTAGTTGTCTCAAGTGGGTGTCTCGTAATGACGTGCCAGCTTTGGACTTGTGTGTTGACAATTGTAACGGTGCTTTGCGCCGTACTTTTGGAAATGGTTGCCGAGAGTATAACGCTCTCCGTGACGATTTAACCCGGTACTTTGCTGACGCAGGTCATGATATTCATCTTCTTTCCTACGACGCTTGCCGCGTTCAGTGGTGCGCTGACCCTTTGGTCACTGCGCCCTACGCGAGCAACCCCGATTGGTTTTCATTGTGTCAGCAGAGCGTTCTCGCTCAAGCTGGCTTTGTCCAACCACAGTCGGGCTTCAAGAGTGGTGCCCTCGGTGTCACTTTTGATGATGCTGCTCCCCTCCTTCCTAGTGATGGTGGTCGCGGCATTTCTTCTCGCCCAGCAATGGATGAGATGAAGGAAGCACAGATTGATTTTACTTCTTTGGTAACTCGGCCTCAATTCATTCAAACTATTGAATGGAATGATACTCAGCCCGCTGGCGAAGTTCTTGCTGCTATTCCCGTCCCTTGGGGGCTGATCGGTTCCGATCTGGCCTCCTATCCGTGGAAGAGCTTTGTTTATTGGCATGGTACATCAGTGGTCGAACTGCAAATGCAGTCCCAAATGTTCCAAGCCGGTATGCTACAAGTTTACTTTGTTCCTGGGCTTCTACCCTCCGAAGCTATCGAAACTGTTAACGTCAATCCTGTTTCTCGTTGTGTTTGTCCGCATGTGTTCCTCACTGCTGGTCAGACCGAAAACGTCTCCTTCAAGATTCCTTTTGTTTCACAGAAGAATCGTCTAGAGTATTCACTCGGACCTACCAATGAGAACACTCTTGGTACGTTGTTGGTTACGGTTTTCAACGAGATGCGCGTGTCATCGGCTACTTCAGCTGAAGGCCGCGTTGCCTCCCTCGCTATCGCTGGTCGCTTTGAGGATAGTAGTTTTCAGGTTCTGAATCCTACTCCTTCTCAGGTTGTGCCTATTGACTACCTCGACTATATCGAACCCCAATCGGGTTCTATGGTTGCAGAGGATGTCAAGGTCGACTTGGAAGTCCCCATTTCTACCACGATGGCTGGTCCCCCGGAAACGGGTGGGCCTACTGTCCGCGCTCGGTACTCCACTGTTTCAGAGCTGCTTAAGCGTACTAGTCCTCTTGGATTGGTTCGCCCTAGCCCTTCTGGCAACTATGAGTTTCCTTGTGCTATCGCCTTTACTCAAGGTGGTCAGTTCTCTACCGAGTTTACTTCATACTCTTGTGGTAATCTCTTTTGGTGGAGTAAACTTTTTCGCTTCTACAAAGGTGGCTTTCGATACAAGATAGTCACCCAAGCAGATTGCGATGTCCAGTACTTTCCTAACGGGTCTAACAACTCGGTAGTGCGATTCTTGGAAAGCCAGAACGGTGCAACCGTTACTGCCATGAAACCACAGGTTAGTACTGTACAGAATGTTCATTATGCTGACATCCAGGCTCCCTTTTACTCATTGTACAAGCAGCTCCGCATTCCTTTGAATCGCGCTGAAGCTTACATGGTAACTGAGAACGCCGGTCGCATTTGTTTCAATTCTGAGACCAATCAACCAGTTCGGCTTTTTGCCGCTGCTGACGACAACATGCGTTTCAGCTTTCTGTTTCGTGTCCCACGTTTGACTCCTCGATCTAACATTCCCCCCGAGGAATCTCTTGCTCTCCCTCCAGAGGGCAAAGTAGAATCCCAGGGTGGAGCTTACAGCTCCTTTTCCAATGTTTCCAAGGTTTTGAAGCGTTCAATCGACTACGCCGGAGAAGGTATCAAACTCGGTGGCGAAATCACTGAGCTCTTTGACTATCCGAACGTTGGTGTTAACCCGCCGAAGTACGTCCGTCAAGGGCTCCCTGACTTTGCCAACATCGAGAATATCAATTCCGCGCAAGTCCTGGATGCTTATCCAAACAAGGTCATCGAATACGAAGCCGACTACGCTGGTACTCCTGTGGATGAAATGTCGCTCATGGTCCTCCGGTCCAAACCCTCCTATCTTGGAGTGGTCAATTGGACTGTTGGTCAACCAACTGGCGAAATTCTCTACCGTGCCCCCTTGTCTCCGTGTCCCGGTGCTCTGACTACCCCTGTTGGGAGTTCCTACAACCCTACTCTTCTTGAGTATACTGTCCTACCCTTCCGTTACTGGAAAGGATCCTTGGAGCTGACTGTGCAAATTGTCGCTTCGAAGATAGCAACCGGACGGTTGGTAGTTGTCTCCCACTATGGTACAGCCGCGCCTGACCCTGGTCTCCCCACTGCGATGAGCCAGTATGCCGATGTCATTGATCTCGCTGCTGGCAATGCCACTTACAAGATCAATTTCCCTTGGCGTGCTCCGAGTGACACTTTGCTTGTCCCTGGTGCAGCCTCCATCCCGACCCCGTTGAACACAATGGGCTCATTCACTCTGCGAGTTTACACTCCTTTGCGAACGATGGACAGCACTGCGGATGCGGTTGAAGTGAATCTCTACCTCAATGCAGGCCCGGACTTCTCTTGTGATTTCTTGGGCGGGGAGGCGGACTTGTTTTCCGTCTCCTAAGTTGGTTTTGACTACGAACAGCTAGCTGAAAAGCTATCGGTCCCTCGGGAGCCCACCTGTTCAAGTGCTTGCACTTTGTCATTGCCACTACTGCGTCGCTTTAATAACAACAAAAACCCTTCCCTCACCTTAACAGGTGGGGGAAGGTTGGCGTTTGCACATCCCAACATAATGTGCTACCCGGTCGTGACCCGGTCATAATTTGTCAGTTTAATGTATTAGACACCCACTCTGCTATCGGCCATGTCGGCCCCGGAGTGGGACTCATCGAAGTACATAAAACCCCCCCCCCCCCTCCCAGGGGGGGGGGGCGTGGCGCTTGTATGCCCCAACATAGCATACTCAGCGAATGCAAGCCGCTAATAATAGCTTCCGCCTTATCTTCTTGTGGTTAACAAGAGGCGGTCGGGAATCTCGTGGATTCCCCCTTCCCCGCAGGCAGTGGGGTGGCGCTGGTGTGCCCCAACATAGC